AGCCTGAATCACGCCAGCGGTATTCGCATTCTTTGAAACCAGGGTTGCGATGATAGCTACACCGATGATAGCGGTGAGCACCGTCACAACCGAGGTGATCAATTCGTTAGACATTTTTGTTCTCCTAAATCAAGCTGATTGGTGAGATCGTGGACCCACCACCAAAACTCAAAGCACTTCCGCCCGTCACGGGCGCGGTAGCCGCTCCAAGTATACCAGAAAACGCACTACCGGCAGCCTGCAAAACTTGAGGTGTCTGGGCATTCTTTGAAACCAATACCGAAATAATGGTAATTCCGATAGCGCCTGTGGCGATTGCGATGATTGCCGTTACTGCTTCGTCTGATACCGATTGAGCCATCAGGATGTCCCCGTTTTGATTGCCGACGTGAACTGCTGAAAGAACCCTCCACCCGAAGTTCCTGGATTCCCCTTGCTCAAAAAGAGCACTAAAACTACAAGCGTCAAAAGACCAATCGAAATCGGCTTCAGTCTTTCGATGTAGCCGAGAGCACCAATCAAAAAGATCGCGATGAACCAATACACAAAATTGTTAGGTCCGGTGAAATCACTCTGGACGAGGCTGAACAGTTGAGCATGAGTTCCCCTGATCGCCGACACCAGCAAAAAGACACCGATAACTAAAAGAACGAAGGGCATCAGATTGTAAGCACTGTCCCATCGTTCAAAGTGATCGGCGCGTTCGGACTAGGAACTACTGGAGCGATGGGTAACGGTTGCTGGTTTCCGATAGTCGTACTTGCGAGTGAAGGACTTGTCGCGGGAATCGGCGCATACAATCCGGTAGACAGCATATTGATACCGGATGCCGCCGTACCGGATGTGTTGGTTGCCGGTGTTAGAGTAGTCACCGGATTCACCGCCGCCGATCCGATACCCAGGATGCCAAGATACTGAGTGAGCTGCCCCCGCACCGTGATATACACGATGAACCCAATGATGAGGGCAGCGGCGATGATGGAGGACTGATTCATTACTTTCCGACGGTGGCGTCAAGCACGCTCAAGAGCACCCACACATCCACAGATCCGGCGGTAAGCGCGTTGATGTCCGCTACTGTGGTGGTAATCAGAACCACCAGATTGATCGGAGCCGTCGTATTGCAGCCCACTGTCGATCCTGCCGTCGTGGCGGGTGCGAAACCGGTAGCTGAAACGGCAGTCGTCAAATCGAACGCTGTTGAATAGTAGAGCGTATCCGCACCCGCCACGCCTACCTTGGCCGTCATCGTCGTAGCACCCGCGAACGGAACCACTGTTTTTTCGCGTACGGCATGAAAGAAGGCATTCGCCGGTAGCTGGCAGAGCACCACGTCCTGAGTCAGTCCGGCAGCAAGGGCCACGGTCGTCACGGTTCCATCCGGAGCCGTGACCACAAAGTTCAAATTGACAGCATCGACCGCGATGTTGAAATGATGCCATGCGGGAATGTTCCCGTAGAAGTTCCCACCGTTGGGGACCAAAGTAGGCTGAATCAAACTGAACATTCAAAAACCCTCCTTAAAACCAGCGTCATCATAACGGCCATTAAAAAGGCCATCATCACAAAGGTAACACCTTCCCGATAGCCATCCTCATATAGGCCACGAAAAGTTTTCGTTCGATCGCGCGGTCCCGTTTCCGGCTCTTGAAACGCGGAAACTCCAGCGTTCTCTGCCCTGATGCGCCAGACATGCGCCTCTTGAATCCAATTGGCCGACAGAATATGGCCTTGCTCGCGCTCGGTTTCATCATCCGTCCAGTCGAGCATAAGATGCCCGGCTGCATCTTCGAGCGCTTCGGCTCTTGCGGTCATCTGCTGCGCTGTCACTTTAAGCATTCCTCCGCGTTTAGCCCGTGTATCGACATCGGGTAGGTCCTCCCTTTCCACTTTCGCCGTTTTCGTATCTTCGTTTTCAAGCATGATCAAGCCGACGGCATAATGCCAAGCTTGCCGAGCGTCATCTTGCCGAAGCTCGGCATCCAATAGCCGAGGGCATAGCCGAGAATCACTAGCCCTAAAATGTGCCACCAACGTACTGACATGGTTTTCTCCTTATAGATCGTTCGCGAGTTTCATGAGGATGATATTCCACATCCACACAATGACGATAAGCAAGCCTACAAATAGAGCCCAATTCAAAGCCGAGCCTTGAGAGTCGAATGGTTGCTTGAACCATCCAATGATCTCCTGAATGAAGCCTGTATTTGATGTTCCCATTTTTGTTTCCTTTTTCCAGGGGCCCCGGAACATCACGGAGGTTTTTGCCACGGAGCCCCTGCTCCCTCACTTGCGTGAGCTTAGGAAGCCGCCAGCGAACCGGCCATGCTCAAGGTCTGGACCAGAGCGAAGTCTTCATAGCCAAGCAGCGCGTACGCTCCCGTGTTTGCGATTAAAGCGTTGATGATCAGTTGCATGTTGCCGTACTGCACCGTGCTGATCGGCTTCTCGCGAGAGCCGAAATAGTAGGTGCCCGGCGGTAGATCCGTTTGGAGATGGTTTCGAGTCATGATCGCGGAGAGCGCCGGTTCGATCTTCCAGATGTTGGTGAAGTTGGCCGATTGCAATGCGAGATAGTTGATGTCCGCTCCCACACCGCGCGCACCAGACGATCCAGTGTTCACATAAATTAGAGTGGTGGAGAGGAAGTCGCGGAAGTTCGAGTACTGAATCGGGAAGTCCTGATTTGGAGTGATGGCCGTGACGGACGTGTTCTTGAGTTCGTAAATCGTCGCCAGATCAAGGATCGGCAAGAGCACCCCTCCAGGACCCGTCGGCAACTGATCCAGGTAGACCTGATACACGGTTACCGTGGCCGCGCTGATGACTGCCAAAGCGGTAGGCCCACCGGACGCTCCCACGTAGATAGCAGACGTGGAGTCCGTACCGTTGGCTACCACGGGAGTCGGATTGAAGGTCAGATTGAGCTGCATCGTGGCATTCACGACGTTTGCATACACCGATCCACGAAAGTCTGAATCGGAGTAGCTGAGAGGCACCCAGTACCACATGATCACGGTGCCGGAGTTAGCGGCGTTGATCGATGCGGGAGCCGAAATCTGCTGCGTCCAGTTCGCGCCAAAGTTGATCGGATCAACGAAACCGGTAGTGTTCACGAGAGCCGAAGCGAAAGGCCGCCGGGCCTTCACCGAATTGATGAATGCAACGTGCCATCCAGTTGTTTGAATGCGTGTGTTGTTGTTCAGATCGTTGAACTGAATTTGAGTGAATAGATTTGCGGGTCCAAAATCGGTAAGATCGATTGTGACTCCCGAACCATTGGTAATCGTGGACGAAACCTTGACCCAGAAACCGAGGATCAATCCAACGTTACGCGGAATCACGTTCACAACCGGTTGAGTCTGAGAAATGTTCGAAGTTCCCGATGCCGAATAAGTGGCGCCGAAAACTTGTTGTGTCATCTTGACCGCGCGAGCCTTGATGGCGGCACGCGCGATTTGATTGATGTTAGCAGGTGATAAGTTTGCTTGTGATCCCACAATCCTCTCCTTTATTCAGGGTTCTTTTCAGGCATCAGGATTTCGTCGTCCCTAATCCTTTGATCGATCCATAAGACAAAATGAAGTGCGCCGCAACGCCCGCGATGAGAACCATCAAAACCACGATGATCCAATTCAGCGGATGTTTTAGAATTTCAAAATTGATGACCTTATCCATCGCTGTTTCCCTAGCTCGATTTGCCTTGCTTCTGTTGCACGATTTTTGCTGCAAGACCGAGCAGCGCGAATCCAAGTCCGACCATGAGCACGACGGTGATCCAGTTCGCCGGCGTCCAACTGATGATAGTCTCTTCAGCCATAAGGTCCTCCCTCTTAAGACGTTAACAGGTTGTAAGGTCTATGTCAAGAGGCCTTACGACTTCCTGGTCCGCAGGTCGGCAAGCTGTTTCTTGAGCTTGAGTTCCTCGACCCGACGCGAAGCGTCGGCTAGCCGTTCTTCGAACGTTTTCCGTGTTGTCTTCTTTCGTTTCGCCAATTCACACCACCTTTTTGAGTTTTGTCAACCGCATGTCAAATGTATCCAGAATCGCATCCTGATCAGGAGCAGGTTGCATCACTCCAATTTCGTTACGCGCCACGTCATAGTAGTAAGAATGATACTCCGGCAAACGGCGCGCCAGAGGAAACGGAATGAACTCGTTCACTTTTCGTAGATCACCAGTATGTTGCAACCGGAACACCTGAAAAAAGCCTGATTCGGAGAACACGAAACGATCCATCCAAACGGGTCGCTGTGAGAGTGTAATAAGAGGTATGTGTTTGGAGCGACCCTGTGTAAGCAGTCGTCTGAATCCTTTGCTGTTTTTGCCGACCATGTATCCTTCATCGATAAACACGCCCATGTTTTCACGCGCCCAAATCTTGCGCATGTGTCCGTCCAGTTCATCTTCATCATCGATGTCTGGATGCAAAACGTACACACCTGGACGCTTGGGCAGTTCCTCATGCAACGCCATGTGGTGCGCGCCCTCAATGGAGTTTATGAGATCATCCCCCTTGAAGTCATAAACGATCCACGGTTTCACATCGTAATTTGCTTTTGACAGATGCCATAGTGCGGCGTGAGTCTTACCGGAGCCTGTGGCCCCGACGATTGCTAGACGGTCCTGATCTCCAGGTCCTCTCAATTTAAAATGATTCCATCGTTTCACCCGGAGGCATCGGGTTCAGTTCCGAGGGTGACATTTCGGACAGTGGGCGTTGAGCCGGACGCGGCGCGTTGCCGCGATCGATTGGTGTTGGCGTTGGTTTCACAACCGCTGGTTTCGGCGATGCTTGCTTACGTTCGCGAATCGCCGGTATCATGGGTCCGTAGATCCCACCCATGGTTAGGATCAACTGTGCCCATGCAAGCTTTTTGGGATCAAGATTCGTCTGGTAGTGGCGCATCACTTCCTTGAGCGAATCTGCATACTGTTTCGCCTGAGTACCGTTGATCTCAAGCTCCGGAACCTCCAGGAACTTTGATACGGCAAAGTGTGCCGATAACAATAGACCATCCAGATTCGCCGCTAGATGACTCTCCGTTTCGACTTCCGCTCGGACTCGATTTTTGGAGCCGAAGGGACGTCCACGTTTTCGGGAGCCACTGTCGGGGGCAGTTCGTTCGGCATCGAAGTCGAATGGTGAGATTGTAGGGATGTCTCTAGTCCCTCGAATCTCCGCGATAGGTTCTGGTTTTCGGTCCTCAGACTCGTGACTTCCGATTGAAGAGCCGTCAAACGGTTTGTCGAATCCGTCCTCAATTCTGATACCTGGGATCTTAGCCATTCAGTATCTCCCTTAATTGCCTCGGCGAGTGTTGCCGTTTCCGTGTCCGTTGGGCTTGGTTCTTCCGGGAGAGGCACCACTATTATCGGTTCCTCCCGATGTGACAACGGCGGATCGAAAATCTGTTCTGGTGACATCAATAAGTTCCCCCATTCGTTTCAATTGTGAAAGCAGTGCGTCTAGAGTCTCCACTTGAGCCTCAAGCCTTTTTTCAAGGCCCTCAAGCCGAGTATCCATATGCTGCCATTTCGACACGTTAAACGCGATGATCTCTTGAGCCTTCGCGGGAAGCTGAGGTATCAGAACCTCCAGCTTTTTGATATCATCGTCGCTGATGTTGACTCCGAGCGATTTTAAAAGCATCGATACACCGAACGCCATGTTTCCTCCGTGTTTAGGGTGATGTTGCCGACCATTGTGTCAATTGGATAGTGAGATACGCATTCGTATCGACACTGAGAAAACCAGGGCCTACACCAGTAGGCGTCAAATACGATCCGCTTGCTTCACTCAAAAAAGTGATAAACGACCCGTTTGAATAGTAAGACCAAACTCGATTCGTTCCATTATCTACAACTTTGAGAGTCGGATTAGAACTGACAATCGCATGCTGCGGTCCGTTACCCACCGAACCGCCTGATGTTACGTTCGCAACTTGACGCGTTTCAAGTTGAACATACCCAGTTGGCATTGCCTGGCTAACTACCTCGATACCATATAATTTAGTACCGTCAGTGAGATAGAGCCCGCAGACTTGCGAATTCGCGGTGATGTCCGCCATGATGCAATTTAGCGTGGCGATTACCGTGTAGGTAGCTCCTGGAATCGCCTGATAAGCAAGACCCCACTGCACGGTGGATTGGCCATCTCCGCCGATGCTCAAAGGACCCGTACCAGTTCCAGGGTAATTATTGAATGTCAAAAACGCAGCGGAAGCATTAAGCAAAGTCCAACCTGTTAAGGGAACGGTGCTACTGCTTCCTCCACCCGTCGCATTAAAGGTGATGTTCGTGGCGACACCAGGATTGTCACTTCCTACCGCCGTAGTGTTTGTGCCGTTCTGGAAGTTGATTGCCGGTTCCGTGGCCTGAAGTACGGTGTTCACATTGATTGCTGCTGTCGGACCCGCTGGACCTGTAGAGCCAGTTGGACCCGCTGGACCTGTAGGGCCAGTTGGACCCGCCGGACCTGTAGGGCCAGTTGGACCTGCTGCACCTGTAGGACCAGTTGGACCCGCCGGGCCCGCCGGACCTGGGACACCTGCACTGACATAGCCTTTTATGGAGCCCGTCACGATGCCTGTTCCGATGACCGATGCAAGCGACATGCGATACCAGGGCACGAAACCAGAGCCCACTATCGTGCTCGTCGGAATCGTAGTTGATGGATTCGATCCACTTGTAATTGATCCTGTATAGGTCGTCCAGGAACCGGGACCAAGTGTTCCGGTAGTTGACTGAAATACCAAACTGATCGCGCTGAAACCGGATACGGTGTAAGATACGGACCAATACACACATCCCTGGGTACGGTTATCACCATTCATCGATACATCACCCGATCCGGTGAACTGAAAATTGATTTGGCAATTCGGCGTCTGGGCCGAGGCCACAAACGAAAGAATTAGTACTAGCAAAAGTTTTTTCATGACTACAGGACGCTCCACACCGGACCTGGAATTGGGGTGTTGATTAGCTGGATCGGAATAACACCCGATCCCTGAAGGGTGCCAAAAGAGAGCTTAGCGGGATTGGGGCACAGGACAGGATAGTATCCTTGCGTATTCGGTGCGGCAGTAATTTTTTGGCCTGACGTTCCAACGACCACCGTGAAACTGTTTCCATTCGCACTGTTATCGATGTACACAGTTTGGATCATCGAAATGTAGCCAAGCTCTTGGAAGCTGGTGAGATCGATGGTCCAAAGATTGGTATTAGTAAAGTCAAGCAAAAGCGGGATCGACTTTGCTCCTTCTTCGGGAAGCTGGTTGATTTGATTGATCGCAATCTGTAAGCCAGTAGGACTAGCGTTGACGATGGCCATGTGAATCTCCCCGGTTGTAGAGTAACATTTTAGTGCTCAACATCGGCACGCCACGCGGCGCAACCGTTTTGCAAATCTGGTTTCGAGTGGGTAATCGACCGCAGCGAATGCTAGGTTCGGGAAGTGAGAGTGTGTAAGCACCACCCCCGCCTCCACTTGCTCCCCCAAGATTAATGATACTCGCCGGTGGTGGAGGCACAAACGGCGGGGGCATAATTGCCGATGCAAAAAAGTAGAGTGATCCATCAATCATCAAATCCCACGCAGTTCCAGCACCCGAAGCGGATAAAAAAGATGGAAGCAACACACCCACGGCGGTAGATCCGACCGAAACAAACGATCCGAAACCTGCTCCCGAATCCGTCGCCAAATACAGAGTGCAAGTTGTACCATCATCCGAAGCGACAAGCAGGCTAACCATGGTTCCTTGGACGATTGCCGAGCAATCGAACGAATCCAAAAACGCAAGCACCTGAGAAGAAAAGGTAATTGACGACGCGGACGTGCCCTCAAAAA